AGAATATTTATCGTGTTGTAAAACCAGGCAATATATCTTTAAGTCTGCCAACTGTTTCTTTTGTTGTAACTCTGAAGTAGATACAACTCTGTTTACAGCACCAAATAATCCTTCTAAAACTAACTTATGTGTTTTACTATCATCTAAAGTGCCTGTAAGGCCAACTCTATACTTACAGTCTACAAGTTTAGATAATATCTTAGTTAATGATACTGCTTTAAATAAGTGAGCCTCATCACCTATTATCATACCATATTCTGAAAACCATTTTTTAGGCATTTCATAGATTGACTGCCAAGTAGATATAACAATTCTTTTGTTTGTTTCTTTTTCATGACCTTGATATATTCTGTGTACATTTCTATCACTATTATAACCATAATCTTTAAAGTCTTTATATAATTGTTCAACCAAAGAAGTAGTCGGAACTATTATCAATATCTTATTGTTTTTCTCCTCTTTTAATCTTAGTAAATTAAAACGAACCATTAGATAGGTTATTAAAGATTTTCCGGAGGCCGTTGGTGATAACAACAAACACCTACTCTTTATTAAAGAATGTTTAAAGGCTTCTTTTTGATAATCTCTTACTTCAAAAGGAATCTTTAATTTAGATATAAAAGAATCTACAAGTTTATCATCTAATGTAGCGTCTTTGATACCTGTATTATCAACAACCTGAACATCATTCTCTTTACACCAATTAATTAAATATGGGTAAAGACCTGTATAGATTTGGCCATTTGCATAGGAAAACAGGCGAATTTTGCCATCCCATTTTCTACTTCTATACTGTGGCATAAACTTATAGCCAGGCACTTCAAAGGTAAAGTAAGAAGATAAGTCTCTCCTTAAATCAGCTTCGGCGTCCACAGTTAAATGAACTTCATCTTTCTTATCTAATATAATATTTCTCATACTATCCAAGTCATTACACTATATCGTATTCCTTTTGATACATATTTTACTTCGTGTGGGTACATAAAGTTTGAAGGGAATATTATACATGAGCCTTTCTTTTTTGGCACTTCATATTCACCATCACATAAAATAAAATCACCACCATCATAATCATCATTTAAAAAAAGTAAGGCAGTTATATGAGGGTAACCAAACTGTTGCCCATGACTATGGTGTATATTATCTATATGACTTTTCATATAACCACCTACTGAGTAACGATTCATTCTAAATCTTGTAAAACTTTCAGGCACCACTCTTGTATGTTTCTTTGTGTATTCATTAACACAATTAACATATGATTCTTTTAATTGTTTATAATACTTTAATTCAGGACCTATCCAGAATTGGTGCATAGATACTTGTTTTTTGGTAATTGGCGATATGCCTGAAGATGTTGAAAATGTTGAATCTTCCCACTTTGCATTTTTATCATAGTAGTTTATTATAGTATTACATAACTTAGGACTAATAGCGTCTCTAAAATATGAAATATAGTAAGTTTTTAATAAACTAGAAGGTTGCTGATTGGAAGTCTTCGTGTTCACCTAATTCACCTCGTATCATAATGTTCCAAGATATACTAATTCTATCATGTTCACTCTTATTTATAGGCACCCAATGAGACAGCCATGAGGGAAACAATAACATTCTATTTGATTGAGATTCATAACTAATGATATTAGTATTGTCTAGATTGTTATCCTTTTTAGGTAAGAAGACAGTTGCCTGTGGTCTTGGGTCCATAAAATTAATACCTGATGTTTTTTCAGCACTTACATAAAAAACACCACTATAAAAATTATTTGAATGATTATGTACTTCATGCATTTGGCCAGGTTTCAATACATTTGCCCACATATCAGTTATTTGTAATCTATCAAAATGATATCCTAATGATTTTAGTATTCGTTCATTTTTAGACAATACAAGATTTGCAAATGCTCTAAATTCTACTGTAGTATGTAATTCATATGAACTTTGCCAGTTTGATGATGTATCAGATTTTGAATTATCTTCTAAAATACTATTTTTTATTTTATAAAGATAATCCTCTGATACTAAATTATCATATAAGAATACATTGGTGGGAAATAATTTATGATGAACCATTAGATAGCACCTGATGTAAATTTACGCCACTCAATAGCATTTTTAATTTGCCAATCTCTATTAGTAATCTGTCTTAATATTCTATCTAAGTAATCAACAACAGTTTCAAGATATGAAATCTTTTGAGATAGTTTTTGTAAATCTTCATCAGAATCAAGGTACTTATCAATATCTTGTTTTAATATTTTTAAGTCAAATGGTTTTTCTTTATATACTTGTGGACTAGCCTTACCTGTATAATACTCCCACTTTTCTTTTTTAAGTGCCTTGTATTCAGATTCAGACCTAACCAATAATAACTTAAAATTATTATAGTGTTTTAGATATTTGTTGTGAATTTGTGGTGTCTTTAAAGATTCTAAATCTAACTCACTTTCGTTGAGTTTTAAATCCTTATCAACTAATTCTTGTAGTTCCTCTAATGTCATAGTCTATCATTATATAACAAATTTTATGATATGTCAATGTTAGGATGTAGTTACTGTTGTAGAACTATTACCTACTGTTGCAAATTCATAAATTTTGTAGTTAAAGGTTACGGATGTAGTTAGATATTCTACATCTCCTGCTTGTTGATTATAGTCAAGGCCACTCAAAGATATAGGGTAAACATCTCTAAATCTGACCTCTAATACTGAATTATTTTTACTTGATAAAATCATTAATGTAGCGTCTGAGTAAATACCACCTTCATCAGGAGCACCATATTTTACTTTTCCTATTTCTGTTGATACATTGTTTGTTGTTGTGGGAAATCTATCTGTACCAGCACCTTGTAGTGTTGCAAATTCTGAATGGTCTCTAGGAAATCCTAAACCTGTTAACCAACCGTGTATCTCACGATAGTTTTCTAAGTTTTCATCTACTAAAAAGTTTAGTGTTAATGTGTCATATGTTAGTTTATCACCAGGACCTGGTAAATCTTTTAAAGGTGTGGCCTGATTTACAGAACCCATAGATATGCCTGGTAAATTGACAGATGTAACAAAATACTCCACCTTAGGCAGTTTAATTATATTAAACTTAAACTGCGTAGGTGAAGCATAGTCTAATTTAGTTGGTTGTCTTGTGTAAGAATTTGTTGTTGTCATTTAATCTTATTTTTTGATATAGTTAACACCTCTATAAGTGCATTTTATATTTTTACCTACTCTCCATGGATTTTTAGATTCTTTACCTTTTCTCCATGCAAATATTTTTTGTTTTACTTTCATAGTTATCTCCTATTTTATATCTTTAGGAGAACTTTTCAGCCATGTTCAATGGCACCTCTCGGTATAACTATTTATCCATTAATCCCATTTCAGTCTGGCCTTTTCAGGATGATTTCTTAAATATACATACCAACCTGTCGCAATGTATTTTGTTTGTGTTTTTGATGTGATTCCTCTATGAGTGTGAGTAAAATCAGTAGGCCATATAAGTGTTAATCCCTTTTCAGGTCGTACTTTTAAATTTTGATATTTAAATTCTGTCTCTCCACCATCGTTAACATCATTTAAATATGTCATAAAGACTAAACATCTTTGCATATCTTCATAACTATCTCTCTCACAATGCCAACCAAAATATCCTTCATTTGGTGCATATTTCTGTATATTAAAACTATGTTCTTCCACAAAATATCCGCCGTGTGTTAAATCATCATACTTATGAACATAATGGTCTCTTACTTGTGCAAGATTTTTAAGATAATCACGAACAGTTGAATTTCTTTTTATAGCTTCGGGCCAAAAAATACCTAAATCTGTAGACTTTTTTCTATCAGGTTTAATTTCATAACCACTCGTACCTGGACCTTTATCTTTATCAGATGATGGACTTTCAAAGATTTTTATTAATTTATCACATACCTCTGTGTCAATATACCAACCAGCAACAAAGTGGTTGTCTTTATTGATAGTATGTTCTTTTAAGAAAGGTTTGAATGTATCGTGTTCGCTCATAATATAGAAGTATTTATACAACAAAAAAGGGGGCCACATTCGTGAACCCCCTCAATCGTTTACTAACGATAAAATACAATTACATTAAGTTTTGTACTTGTACTCTACGGTAGTATCTGTTGCTGTTA